CTTCGGACCCCCTTTTTTATTGTATAATTACTTCAGTTAAAACAAACAACCCAATGGGACTGTCCAAGAGCAGCATCGTCGAATCACTTCAAGCAATTTATGGTGAATCTGTGACTGCCGCAGACATCCGTGGATGGTGTGCAATGAACGACTGTAACTATCAGACAGTCTCTAATAAACTGTCTGATTACAAGGTGGGTCGTGGTAAGTGGAACCTGACTATTCAAGAAAAACTTGAGCAGAACTATCAGGCACCTGCTGCACTGCCTGCTATTGAACAAAACCTTATTCCTCAGAAAGATGATTCCTTCGTCAAGTTTGGCAATTTTGGTGACGTTAAAAAAATTATTGAGTCCCGTGTCTTCTACCCTTCGTTTATCACGGGTCTCTCGGGCAATGGTAAAACGTTCTCTGTTGAGCAAGCGTGTGCTCAACTCGGACGAGAACTCATCCGTGTAAACATTACTATCGAAACCGATGAAGATGACCTTATTGGCGGTTTTCGCCTTGTTAACGGTGAAACAGTCTGGCACAATGGACCAGTCATTGAAGCACTCGAACGAGGTGCTATTTTGCTCCTTGACGAGATCGACCTTGCCTCTAATAAAATTCTCTGTCTCCAAAGTATCCTTGAAGGAAATGGAGTATTTCTTAAAAAGATCGGAAAGTTTATTCAACCCACTGCAGGTTTCAACGTCATCGCAACCGCAAACACTAAAGGTAAAGGTTCAGACGATGGACGATTCATTGGAACTAACGTGCTCAACGAAGCCTTCTTGGAGCGATTCCCAGTGACCTTTGAGCAGGAGTATCCTACTGCTGCTACTGAGACTAAGATTCTCAACAAACTCTGTGCAGATGAAAACTTCTGCAAGCGACTTGCTGATTGGGCAGACATCATCCGTAAGACCTTTTATGATGGTGGTATTGAAGAAATCATCAGCACCCGTCGTCTTGTTCATATCATCAAGGCATATAACATCTTTGGTGATAAGGCAAAAGCAATCCAAGTTTGCGTAAACCGTTTCGACGATGAAACTAAGCAGGCATTCCTGGAACTCTACGACAAAGTTGATGCGGATTTCGAGATGCCCGTTGACGGCGAGGAGGTTGCCTGATATAATGACTAATGCTTGGAGTTTCCTTTACGATGCAATGAACGAAGACAAAATTACATTATCTGATGAAGGATGTGTTACATTCAACATTACTGATACAACTCCTTCTTATGATAGTTTCATCTCTGCTCCTGCAGGTGATGATCACATCTCCCTTAACCTTGATATGACTACTAGCAACAATCCTAACAGATTTAAGTACAGTGAAGAACGAATTCTGAAAGAACTGACTGACTATATTTCTGCAACATACAATCAACATTATTCTTCTGGTGATGATGCTGTCCAAACACTTGATTTGATTGAAGCTTGTGGCGATGGTGAATCTTTCTGCCGCAGTAATATCCTCAAGTATGCCTCTCGTTATGATAAGAAAGGCACTGCCCGCCGTGATATCATGAAGATTCTGCATTATGCAGTTCTCCTGATGCACTTCAATGATAAAAACGCTCAACGCGAAACCTACAACCAGTGATGAAATTGAATCCCAATACTATGAAACTGTCCGACAACACTCTCACCGTTCTTAAGAACTTTGCTGGTATCAACAATTCGATTCTGGTGAAAGAGGGTAATCGTCTTCGTACCATTTCTGTTGCTAAGAACATTCTTGCTGAGGCAGATATCAAAGAAGATTTCCCTCGGGACTTTGCTATCTACGATCTCAACCAGTTCCTCAATGGTTTGAGTCTTCACCAGGATCCTGATCTTGACTTCCAACAAGACTCTTACTTGAGCATTAAAGAAGGTAAGCGCCGCGTCAAGTATTTTTATGCTGACCCTGCTGTGATTGTTTCTCCTCCTGAGAAGGAAATCACTCTGCCTACTCAAGATGTTTGCTTCCAACTTGATAGTGCATCTTTGGAAAAACTGATCAAAGCAGCGCAAGTTTATCAACTGCCCGACTTCTCTGCTGTTGGTGAAGCAGGTGTTATCAAACTGGTGGTACACGATAAGAAGAACGATACTTCTAATCAGTATGCTATTGTTGTTGGTGAGACTGACCTTGAGTTTTCTTTCAACTTCAAAGTGGAAAACATCAAGATTATTCCTGGTGCCTACGATGTGGTTGTTTCTTCTAAACTTTTGTCTCAGTTTACGAACACCAAGTACAATCTGACCTATTATATTGCTTTGGAACCCGATTCGACCTTTGGATGAAAACTTTCACATTGATGAGGATTGTGGGCAGCATTGGAGTCATTGTTGCCTACTTTGTAATCCTCCACATTAATGTTTTAGCAGGTGTGATAATTAATTTTATCGCTGACCTGATTTCAATCCCATACTTTGCAAAGACAAAAGCGTGGGATGTTGTTATAATGTTGTCGTTCTTGCTGGCAATCAGCATTAGCAAACTTTTATCATGAGTGATTTTATTTGGGTTGAAAAATACCGACCTAAGACTATTGAAGAGTGTATCCTCCCTGAATCAACTAAGAAGACCTTTCAAGACTTCCTAGATAAAGGAGAGATTCCTAATATGCTTCTTGCTGGTCCTCCAGGCATTGGTAAGACCACAGTTGCAAAGGCTCTCTGTAATGAACTTGGAGCTGACGTTTATGTCATCAATGGATCCGATGAAGGGCGGTTCTTGGATACTGTCCGAAACAATGCGAAAAACTTCGCTTCGACCGTCTCGCTTACAGCAACTGCTAAACATAAAGTCATCATCATTGATGAGGCAGACAATACATCCAATGACGTTCAACTCCTACTACGGGCGTTTATTGAGGAGTTTGCTGGGAACTGCAGGTTCATCTTCACCTGTAACTACAAAAATAAAATCCTTGAACCCCTGCACTCGCGATGTGCCGTCGTCGAGTTTGGAATCAAAGGAAAGGACCGACAAACTATCGCCGCACAATTCTTCAAGCGTCTCCAAGAAATCTTGGATACAGAAGGTGTTGAATATGATAACAAGGTCTTGGTAGAACTTGTTAATAAACATTTTCCTGACTGGCGTCGTGTTCTAAATGAAATTCAGCGATATTCGGTTAGTGGAAAGATTGACTCAGGCATTCTTGCTACGTTCTCTGATGTTGCTGTAAATGAACTTGTTAAAAACCTTAAGGAAAAGAATTTCGCTGAGGTACGTAAGTGGATTGTATCTAATCTGGACAATGATACTACTGTACTTCTTAGGCGTATTTACGATGCTTGTTATGCATCCCTTACCAACGCTAGTATTCCTGCTGCTGTGCTCGTTATTGCTAAGTATCAGTATCAGGCTGCCTTCGTTGCGGATCAAGAAATAAACATGCTTGCATGTTTAACTGAAATCATGGTAGAATGTGAATTTAAATAATGGCTAGAGGTGATAAAATACGATTAGTTCCATGCATGCCACCTTTAATAGATGGTGAAATTGAACTAACTAATCTCTCCAGAACGCAATGTTCCACAACCTTTTCTGGAACTGCTTGTGAACTTTTGGTGAAAACATTTTTTCTTGAAAAAGGAATTAATGTATCAGAACCATATATTGATGATGGTGTTGATTTACTGATTCAAAAACCAGGAGAAGGGTGGGTCAGAGGGCAAGTGAAAAAAGTTGTCTACAAGTCTCAATTTGATTGGGGAATGAATAAGAGATCTGGTGTAAAAGTTTATCGTTCTCGATATGACTTTAGATTTCAAAGTTCTGGAGAAAAGGGAAGAAGACAAAGGAAGCTTGGAGATATTGATTATTACTATCATGTTCTGATGACCACTTCTAGGCAATTAATCTGGGAAATTCCTGAGAGATTGATACCCCTGAGAGAAAATGGTGAATACATACAGAATAAAAATCCAACTATAGATCGTGATAGTTGGCAGAGAAAAAAACCACAGATTAATTTTAATAAATTATTGATGTATAGTAGATATGATCCAATTATTTTTAAAACCTTTCCTGATTTCTTCTTGAAACCAGAACAACCAACTTTAGATACTTTTTTTGATTAAATGATTGATGTAAAACTGATTCGTATTAGTACTGGTGAAGAAGTAGTTGCAGAAGTTCTTTCTGAAACTGATGATTCTATTACCATTCAAAATGGTCTGGTAGTTCTTCCTAGCGCACAAGGTGTTGGATTTGCTCCCTGGGCAACTGTTATTAGTAAGGATGAACCAGAGATTACTGTAAAGAAAACATTCATTGTATATGTTGTAGCAGTTCAAGAGGACGTTGCTGCTAAGTATAATGAGATGTTTGGTAGTAAACTCGTTACTCCGTCCACTAAAAAGTTAATCGTATGAAAAACAAAAAAACTAAAATCTTAGCACAAATGAAATCATCTCATTACTATATTTTCTGGGGAATCGCTACCCTTGCAGTTGTCTTTGGGCAGGTTTATGTTGGTACAGGATATCGTATTCTTCATAATGATATGCGAGAACTTTTGAATAAAGTTGATGGAGTTCTTCTTCATAAAGACGATACTCCTTATGGAGATTTGCTGTGAGTCTTCTCAAAATTGATACTAAAAATCTAGTAGAACCAAGAGTAAAGACTACACCTCAAAATGTTCAAGAGGCAAATGAAGCACTGTTCCGTGCTAAAATGACTCTACCTGCTGCTGCAAAGCACTGTGGAATGACCCATAAGGAAATGAAACTGACCTTCTGGGAATTTTTGAAATACAACAAACCTGATTATGAAATCCCTGAAAACACCATTGAGGTACCCAGGGGGTAAATCCCGTGCTTGTACCAAACTTGATCAATACATTCCTAATCTTGATGGATATAAGGAATACCGCGAACCATTTCTTGGTGGTGGTAGCGTAGCAATTCATATCACTAAGAAGTATCCACACTTGGATATCTGGGTCAACGACCTATATGAACCTCTCCATAACTTCTGGTGTGAACTGAGGGATAATGGTCGGACGTTACGTGATCGACTTGTTCAGTTGAAGTATCGTCACCCTGAACCAGTATCCGCAAAGATTCTATTTCTAGATGCAAAGGAGAAGGTAAACGATGAATTGGTATCCAATACGGATCGTGCTGTCGCTTTTTATATTGTCAACAAGTGCTCTTTTTCTGGTCTCACTGAGTCCTCCTCCTTCTCAAGACAAGCATCAGAAAATAACTTCTCTATGCGAGGAATTGATAAACTCCTCGGATACTCTGAAATAATCAAAGACTGGAAGATTACTAATATCAGTTACGAAGAACTTCTTACTGATAGTAAAGAAATTTTTACTTACCTTGATCCACCATACGATATCAAAGATAATCTGTATGGAAACAAAGGTGGTATGCATAAGAGATTTGATCACGATGATTTTGCTACCGACTGTGATAGGTATATTGGTCCTCAACTAATATCATATAATTCATCTCAGTTAGTCAAAGAACGTTTTCAAGACTATCAAACAGGAGAGTTTGATCTGACCTATACCATGCGCTCCGTTGGGGAGTACATGAGAGAACAAAAAGAACGCAAGGAACTTTTACTTTTTAATTATGGAATTGAAGGATTGGTTGAACAGCATCAATCAGACTAAAGAGAATCTGATTGATGAAGATCCATCACTTGAAAAAGAATTTCCTCCTTATATCGTCAATCGTTGTTTTTCGGGACATCTTGATGCAATTATGTTTGCAAATGAGATGAATCAATATCATTTCCTCCCCAAGAAACTTCAATATGATTTTTATCTAAATAGTCTGAGGAAAAAGAAGAGATTTTCTCCCTGGCTCCGACAAGATAAAATCAAAGACCTTGATTATGTCAAACGTTATTATGGTTATAGTAATGAAAAGGCAAAGCAAGCTTTGAAGATTCTCACAGAAGAACAACTTAACGTTATTAAAGCTAAATTTGATACTGGAGGAAAAAGATGAGCGTGGTTCAAGAACCCGAAGTGAAGTGGTCGCCCGAACAAATGGTAGAAGTGGTTCTTAATGAACCAGATGACTTTTTGAAGGTCCGCGAAACTTTGACTCGCATCGGAGTGGCATCAAGGAAGGAGAAGAAAATCTATCAATCCTGCCACATTTTACACAAGCAAGGTAGATACTATCTTGTTCATTTTAAAGAATTGTTTGCTCTTGACGGCAAACATGCAAATCTAACACAGAACGATGTTCAACGTCGGAATCGTATCGCTCAACTGCTTGCAGATTGGGGTCTTATTGGTATTGTAGATGTCACTAAGATTCAAGATATCGCTCCGCTTAATCAGATTAAAGTACTTGCTTATAAAGACAAGCAAGACTGGATTCTTGAAACTAAGTACAATATTGGGGCGAAGAAGAAAAAGACAGAAGTAACTGAATAAAGATAAATAAAGGAAGGCACATGACCTTCCTTTTTTTAATGAGTAGGATATTACATCACGTTGGTAGAAACGATTTTAAGAAAACTCGCCAGAGACAGATTAGCGAGAATAAAGAACGTGCTGCCCAAAAATTAAAAGAGTTGCAAGAAGTAGAAGCAGAAAGAAAGATAATAGAAGAAGCAGCAAAACCTTTTAAATCTGATTGGAGATTGGATTTTCTTAGTGAGGCAATGACCACTGCTGGTTTGGGTATGCTTAATCTTGATGGTGAACCAGACGTTATCCAATCTTCAATACCAGATGCAACTATCTCCTCTGCAGATAATTTGGGAGAACCTGATGGTGGAGTTGTTCCCAGAATACAATATACTCAAGTAATTGATGCATCCAAAACTGATACGATTACACTTAATATTTCTGGTACTTTTGGATCTAAAGCACCATCTAGATTTGGTGGCACGGTTGTAACTGATAAAGTGTCGGTAGGTGTATTGGTTAATGGAACTTATGCTGACAATTATCTTGCTCAAGAATTAGGTAGTGGAACTCATACAATTTCAATTCCAAAAAGATTTCAAACGGCAAATGTAAGGTTTGATGTACTTCAAGTTCATGCTTTTGAAGGCGAGGGTGGATATCAAAGTGGACCAGTTAGTATTACTGGTATTGGATTAAAGAGACTATATCCTATGAATGTTTTTGTTCCTCTTGATGATCCAGAAGCAAACTCTTTTATTAGAGGTGGTCTTGGTGGATCGGAAGAAAGGAGGGCGAAACTAAAAGATATGTTAGAGTCTGGTAATGAATGGATGACCATGCTTGGATTGGAATCAAGCAAGACTTCTCCTGGTGATATAGAAATTGCATCTGCCGATGCACTAAACACTCCTGGTGGTGTTCAGGGCACTGCTAAAGATTATACTTATGATCCTCATATGAAAACATATGTTCCTAATATTAGTGATGTTGAAAAAAGGGCTGCGGGGAGACAAACAAAATTTAGAAGAGAATATTGATAAGTAATGAGTTAGTAGAGGTGGAAAACCGAACTCCTGATTTTTAAAATCGTGCTATAAATATGTGTGATTGCCTTCGGGGATCACACAAAACAAACTCGCTTTTTAAGGAGCTAATAACCATGGGGAACTTAATGAAGTTTCATACGAAGGATCTGCCTGAGCTGATGGACCGTATAAATAGGTACAGTATCGGCATGGATGATTACTTTGACCGTCTTGGAACGCTGCACGAGACGCAAACTAACTATCCACCATACAACCTAGTTCAACTAAGCAACGTAGAATACCGCTTAGAACTAGCACTTGCAGGTTTTAAAAAGGAAGAAATTCATGTCTACACACAAGACGGAAAACTTTTTGTCGATGGACAAAAAGAAGACACAGAAACTGGAACAACATACGTCCATAGAGGAATGGCTCAAAGATCTTTCACTAGATCATGGACCCTCAGTGACGAGACGGAAGTTAGATCAGTTAGCTTTGAGGATGGGTTGCTAAGTATTGAACTTGGTAAAGTAGTTCCAGAACATCATCAAAGGAAGGATTATCTATAAATCCTGACTAATTTTTGCTGTGGTTGATACAGAAGTGTATCATAGTGATACAGTATAATATAGATAGTTATGTACAATTAGGAGGACGACTTATGAACTTAACAGCCGCCACTCTTTTCATTGGGACCGCAATGACTCTTTTTAGTAGTTGGACCCTCGGCAGTGTACTACCCTAATGGTCCGCCCACAGCAGAAATTTTTCTAACAACTCAATAAATATATCCATAATGCTAAATGCTTATGGGTCTCATTCTTCTCGCCTCATTTGCCGCAATAGTCATTGTTGCATCACTAATCGCACCTAAAGAATAAATACAACTGAATATCGTCGCCGCAGGGGGCAACTGGCAAAATCCAGTTGATTCCCCTCTTTTTTTGTGTTAAAATGGAGTTGACTCTTTTCTTATAATATGCCCTGGTTGAGTCTAGCAATTTTATTTCCAATTGCGTGTGCTTTATTCATTCCTCTGCTCCCAGATGGGAACAAGGTAGTTAAGTGGTATTCACTTGGCGTCACACTAATTACATTTCT